TCCACTGTTCTATAGGTGTTTTTGATTTGACAACATAAGAATAGTCTTGATAGAAGAAACTATCAGTTAACTTTTGGTTTGCTACTCCTAACTTTCCTTTATCTGAAGTATAATATCCAAGGTTATCAAAGAAACTTGAAATATTAGTTTTGAATGTAGATACAAAGACGCTCTTGATAGTTCCTGTTGCATTGGAAACAATTCCAACCAAAGAAACATTTTCTCGTATAATTCCTTGAATATTAGATAACTTAACTAAATTAGATCCATTTCTATATTCAGAAACTTTTGCACGAAGTACTTCAACACCATTGATTGTTTGAGTAACATATTCTCCATTTTTGAACTCACCACTAAAATTAGTTAAAGATACTGTGTACTGAGAAGTTACATCAGATGAAACTGTGTTATCTAAATGGTATGCTCCGCCGTTATCAATAATTCTCACACTTTGTGGAATACCAATACTACTACTTTCTCCATACAATTCAATATCACTTTCGACAATTTGAATTGTTGGAGCATACGTATAACCTTTTCCAGGATTTACAACGGTGATAGAAAACAGTCTTCCACTTTGCTGAACAACATCAAAAATAACACCAGAACCATCTGCATCTATAACAATTGCTGTTGGATTTACATAATCCGAACCAACATTATCAATTCTTACTGATTGAATTGTTTTAGTTGCATCATCAAATAATACAGTGGCAGAACCTCTGTAATTTAAAGTTGGTTCTACACCAACAACTAAAGGAATTTTTTTATAGTTTTCTCCAAGATTGACAATTTTAACTCTATTAATTTCTCCAATAGCAAATTGACCTGATGTTGTGTAATTAATAGTTCCAGATCCATCCCACAATGGTGCATAAGGAACATCATAGACAAATCTATTTGATGTTACGTAGTTTAAAGTTTTTGTTCCCTGCAAGGGATCATCAATAATTTTTAAAAATGCTCCATCAGAATTTACAATCCCATTTTTATCAAAGTAGTAAAAATTGAGGAATTTTGTTCCTTCTTTAACGGTATAAGTATTCTGTGCTAATCTAGAACCAAATCCAAATTTGACTTCTGTATATGATCCAGTATTTCCTGGTAAAACAATAGAGGTAGTTTTTTCTTGTGTAATTAAGTTAAAACTCTTACTAGGACTTAGGTCAAAATATGTTCCTGTCAATGAAGAATGTGAAGTATCAAATACGTACTTGTAAAATTCTTGTATATTAATATTTGGATTTGGTGTAAATGATACGTTATCTTCAGAGAATTCAAATTTGTACTCTATATCACCAACAGAACTAATTGTAACTAATCTTTCTGGAGAACTTGCATCAAAAAATGTTGTACTAATTGTTAACTCTTGCGCTACCCTTTTTTCAATAGAATACCCAAATACAATTGTCGCTTCTTGAGTTGATGCATCATATGATCTGATATATCCACTGCCATTACCATTAGTAATTTGATAATCTGTAGTGAAATTATAATTTGGTTTGTATAAAGATACCTCTGCTCCATTGTAATGATCTACTGCAGTTGTATTATCTTGTGCTCTAGAAACAGAAAGAATATCTCCATTAATTGCTAAAATCTGAACGATTTCGGAACCAATTGACAAGTAATCACCAACCGCAAATCCGTTTGTAGTTTTTAATGGAATACTACTAGAAGATAATGAGACACCAGCATGATCAACATATACAGCAAGTCTAGAAGAACTTAGTGATCCTCCAGATCTTGCAAGTTGATCATCATCAACACCCAAATAATCGCCTCTCTTATATCCATCACCACCAGTTTCAATTTGGATACTATTAACAGCACCTGCACTGGAAACAGTAATTGATGCCGTAGCACCGGTTCCAGAACCTCCAGTAAGAGGAATTCCAGTATATGAACCTGATGTATAATCAGCACCACCATTTAGTATGGTAAATCTGCCAACACCGTTATACTCAATGTTTGATTTATTCTCTGGTGGATTGAAAATAACTGTTTGATATAGTCTTTTTCTTAAAAAGTAATTTTTGACCTTAGTTGCATCATCAGGGAAAACACTAATAGCAACTTCATCACCAATTGCCAAACCATGATTCTTATCTGTCTCAATTAGAGCAACACTTTGATTGACTTCAAATGGTTCTAAGTTATCACTAAGAGATACTAAGGTTACAATTTTAGATCCAGATGTATTGAATAAATTGTCAGACTGCAAAAAATAATCTTCATCGACTATCCAAGTGCCAGATAATACTTTAATCTTTAGTGTATTCTGTCTACTTGTTCCCTCTAAAATTTCTGCTGTTGCAATAGGAGGATTGACTCCATCCGTTAAACTTAACGTAGCACCTTTTGTGTAATTACTATCTTGATCAATAGTAAGAATAAAAGTTTTGATATCTGCAGAGAAAGTTCCGGTATTGTTAAATGTTCCAATAACATTTTTGAGAACAATAACATTATCGTCTTTTACTGTTCCTACAATAGAACCAGATGCTCCACTTGCCGGTTGCCTTAATACATCATCAACAAACAAATATGCATTCTGAATAGTAGTTAGTTTTACTACTTTATCTTCTTTTGATTGTAGATAACTTACATTTTCACCTTTGACAGAAGAAACCAATGCTTCAACATTTTTTCCTTCAGTGCCAAAATTATCAAAAAATAGTTTTGAGTTTATTGAAAAATTGCTAGATGATCTATCAATGGCAATATTATCAACAGTTCCTGAAGTAATTGCACCAATTTGTGCAATCAGACCTTCTCCATTGCCCTGCATACCAGGACGATAAAATCTCTTGGAATTTTTAGGAACATCATTTTGATTGATGTTTGAATTATAATTGCTATTTACTGGTAGTGAATAATACTTATCACCCAAGACATATGGGAATTGTGGTACTTGATTACTATCAATAGTCAGAAAATATGCATAAGTCCCTTCTGGAAAATCGGGAGTAATACAAAATCTTCCATTATTCTCATCCAAAGAACCACTCTTATGATTATATCTGTAATCATTCACAAAAGATCCTAATTCATAATCTATTGCAGCAGGTCCATTTTGACGATCTAATCTGATAGAATAACTAGAAGTCATTCTTTCAATAGATGATTGTGAATCTAAAGGATCTGAGTGTCCAAATGGTCCATAAATTGGGTTGCCATCATAAGCAAAACCTATGATAGGTGAATGAGTCTTAATTGTGGGTTCTGTATCTGCACTGTTTAAATTATCGTTAAGTGCAATTCTTAGTGATTTTGGATTTGCAACTTGTCCATATCCATATTCTAAAACATTATTGTAATTTGCAAAAGAGTATCCAAATTGTGTGTCTAATTCTCCTTTTAACTTCGTAAATCTATTTCTGACCCATTCTTTCAATAAAGGTGTTGCAGTTGCATCTTCACCAACTGCAACAATTTGAACTTCAATATTTTTTTGTGTATAAAGAGTGCCACCAAAAACTTTATTCAGTTCAGTAATTCTTCCATCTGTATCAACAACAGAAGTATACTCAGCAAACCTACCTCTACCAACTTTGTCTCTTATTACTACAGTTGGTGGAGATGAATAGAATTTACCAGGATCATCAATTACAATACTAGTTACTTCTCCTCCTGTTACAACAGCAGTTGCTTTAGCACCTCTTCCTGATGTAATTTCGATAGTTGGTGTTCTTAAGAAAGTGTCATTAGTATCAACTACGATGCTATCAACAACATTACCTGTCAGAAATGATCTTGCTTTATTTGGAAGACCATCAATCAACACAAAAGGAGGATTTACATAATTTCTGCCCCTTGTATTAACAAGGATTTGTTCTAGTTTACCAAAACGAATACTCTCTTCATCTTTATAACCATAAACAGGAACACCATTAAGGAGGATACCAACATCTCTATTTGGTGTTTTATAGATCTCAGTGGTTGTTGCAGGAACTTTTCTTATGATTCTAAGAAGTTTCTGATCTAACATAGTTTCAGAAACTGTGCTACCATCAAAAATATTATATGATGGATAACTAGAACTTGTAATATAGTAGTATTGATCATCTGCAAAAATAGCAGAGACATCTGTAGATACACCTGCTAGTGCATTCTGTACAGATGCATTGGTTGTTGAACTAACAGATGCACCAGTTCCAAGAATCCATCTTGGTTGATTAGTTCCGGTCTGTACAATTCTAGGATCAGATGTTTCAAATCCAGGATTTGAAATCTGTAGTTTATCATCCGTAAATGAGTATGGTTGTTTATCTGATGGTACTGCATTATAAACAACACCAAGGGTTAATAATTTTACACTAGATCCTTCAATTATAACCGGTCTGTATACAGGAGTTCCTTGTGTGTGATTTACCGGAAGGTCTCCTCTATTCTTAATAATAAATTGAGTTATATTTTTGTCATCAAACTCAATAACTTCTTCGTCAATGAGGATGCTACCTACAGATTCCCACCCTATGGTAGAAGCTACATCAATTCTACTTCCTTCTCCGGCAGAATCACTAAATGTTTTTTCTAATCTAGTTTTGGTTGATACATTAAACGATCCGTTTACTGTCTCTGGTGCTAATACAATATTCCAGATAACTTCATTGTCTGACGTGCCATCTGGATATACATTATCTACAGTAGCATCAGCATAAGGATACTCATCTGTTAATGCTTGAGTAATCTTTTTACCAATTAAATCTTTTGGATTACCTGATACAACTTTGACTTTCAATGCATATACACTAATCCAATCAGATTCCGAAGACTTATATGTAAAATCTTTTGGGTTGTATACTTCTGGTTTGTTCTCAACATCTTTTGCAATAATAGTGTTAAAAACAAATTTAATGGAACTACTAGTTCCTTTTGATTTGTAAAACTTTTTAATATTCTTGATAAGAGTTCTCTTATCAACATCACCTTTCAGATATTTCTCTGGGAAAGAACCTAAGTACTGACTCTCGAAGTTTTTAACTAATGCATATAAGAATAAATTACTGACATTATAAACCGTTGCACCAGATTGATGTGCAGATGCATCAGTACTGACAAAATCAGATGAATCATATAGATCGCCTAACGTGGTATTACCACTTACACCTCTAGAACAATTCTGTAGTTGGGTATCTGTACGAGATTCGTAAAAAACAATCTCATCATTTATTCTTACATACCCGTTCTTTGCCGGGAATGATTGAGCATCATCAAGAGTGATAGTATTGTCTGTGCTAGAAATAGAACTAGCAAGAGTATTATTTTGTGTTAAAAGATTTTTTTCGTAAAAATCAATATCTGCATATTTTTGAATATTATTAATAATATCCAAAGTGCCACCTTGCACTTCCTGTTGTTCGTAATACTTCCGAACGAACTTACTAAAAAGTTCATATTCGGTAGTAATAAACTCAGGAAGCTGGGACTCAATCAGAGTAGAAATTCTTTTGGTCTTAACAGCAGCCATTTACTTTACTCTTTGTATGCAGTGAACGAGGAATTAGCAACGTCAACATCAAGATAGACCTCACGGAGTGCCTTGATATCATTGGAAAGTGGTTTTACTCTTAATGAAATGCGATTGTCAAAATAGGTGCCCTTAATAATAGTTAGAGCATACATTTTTAGTTCACCTTCTACATAATCAATATCGCCAACATCACTGTCTAGAACAACTTTCTCACCTGTTACGGTATCTAGTCTATATAGGACAATTTTACCGGACCTATCTTCAAGATAGACATCAAAATTAGGGTATTCAGTGACTCTAAAACCAGTAGATGACAGGACCGGATCATCACAATCAGTTTCAAATTCATTTTGAAAACATACCTCATAATAGAAGGTAGAATTGAGAGTAGGATAGAAATCCTTTCTCATCATGACAGATGTTAGATTTGAATTAACAGAACGATCTGTATCGTCAATCACACCAACTACTTTACTGTATCTAAACTTGCCGTTAAATTTTTCTGTATCAGATGTATCAAGATAAGACTGAACCGAACCAATTACTTTATCTCTAATCTGTGCAGGTGTTTCGTCTGTAGTTAAACTATTGTAAAAAATCTTGCTGGTCAGTTCAACATAAAGAATCGAAGGATCTAAAATAACTGGTTGTACAGAAGCAACCATATATTTCTTTAACTTATCTGTGATATCTTTTTTTGTTAGTGAAGTTAAGAACGCAGCATCATTGGGTTTCAATACAATGAATACTTTTCCATATTCTGGGGGAACCTGATCTTCTCCACCAAAAATAATAATATCGCTAGTTGATGGATAAATGTTGCGAACAATAGCACCATAATCTTGTGCTGTTACTGCACGATCTTGTGCTCCATAAGATTTTGGTGCATTGAATTTAATCTTTGCAGTTGTCTCAATCTCTTCACCACCACTGGAAGGAACTACATTTGTGATAGATGTTGAAACACTTTGTGGTGATGCTCCATTCACATTTTCTAATACGCCAGAAAATATAAACGTTCTGACTCCATTAGATTCCGAACCATTTGTTTTGATATAAGAAACTTCAACCCTAGCACCGTTTTCTAGTTTCTTACCTAAAACACCATCACCTAAGATAAGTTGATATCTCTCATCTTCAACTTCGTCTAAAAAGACAACTTTAGAGTTGCCGTCAACTTCTAATATGTTATTTGTAATTTGATACAACTCATTAAAACCACTACCAGTTGGGAATACCTTAACTTCAATAGTGTTTGTATCTATCTTGTCATTATCAAGAACGAATTTTTGATTCTTTAGTGATGTATTAATTGTAAATGTATTAACAATCTGTGTTCCTTCATAAACAGGAACATTAGTAAATGTCGCTACATCATTAGATACTTGTGCCTTCGCATCATTTAGTACAACATACTGATATAAAGTATTGTCGTAATTTGCAACAAATCCTGTTCCCTTCTTTAATATGAGTTCTGTATCGCTCGTGGAATTTGAATATGTTGCAGTAAAAGAAATATAAGCGACTGGGGCAGTAGCACTCTTCGGTCTGTATCCTAACTGCTTCGCTAGAGATACTACGTTGTCCCTCAAGGTCGCTGAATCAATGAATAGTTCATTGACTACCATATTGGTATTGAACGCCGTATAATACGTATTATAGGCAAGTGTGTCTACGAGAGCTGACAGTGCAGATCCCTCAAAATCATAATCAGTAAAATCTGATGTCGCTCTGAGATAATCTTTCAGAGCTGACTTGATATCTTCAAAGTCTAAGTTGGCAACCTGAGTATAAGGCATTATCGTGTACGCTCTAAGAAGAATTCGACTGCTACTGGTGCGTCATCTCTACCAACAATTGTATAGAATAGTTCAATCATATAACCATTGTTTTGTTCATCAACAATAGCATTAACGTTATCAATACTGATTCTTGGTTCGTATTTACGAATTACATCAACAATTTGTGATCTGATAGTACCAGCAGTTGCATAATCTAAAGGTTCAAATAAAGATCTGCGAACATCACAACCTAAATCAGGTTGAAATGGTCGTTCTCCTTTGTTTGTAAGAAGTAAAGCAGTTATTGCCTGAACAATAGCTGCCTTATCTTTTACTACCACTAAATCATCACTTACCGGATGTTTTTTAAAGGTAATACTCAAATCTTTGAATGTCTCAAAGGTTGGCATTTAGACACAGTAATAGGCTGTTACTATTTATCACTTACCAACGAATCCATCCGCCCACTCTTGGGAATCAAAAACTTCTTCGTTCTTTGCTTTGTTGCGGTTGCGCTTTGCTGACATGTTCAGATACTTATCACTATCAGTCTCTGTGATGAGTGTCATACCTTCGTTAACAAAGTCTTCACCTTTGTCAACTGATCCGTCTAACCTATTCGGGTGTCCCATTTTGTTTCTCCTGTTGTGTTTGCCAAAAATAATCATCGGTGTCTCCAAGGCGTCCCCAGTCGATTCCTGCCTCTACTTGGTATTCTATGGTAGATACTTTAAAGTCAGGGAACTTGGGTTCCTCAGGGGTAATAGAGAGGTCATACAGACGCATCCTGTTATTAGGATACAATGCATACTGACCATTGTTCAATGCGATGCAATTATGTGATTTGTGCTCTTGTGGCACCTCACTTACATTATTATCTATTACATCCGGATTTGCATGGTAGTTATCAAGTGTAAACAAGTATTGCCCTCTCATAAGACCATGATCTCTAGTAAAGACCTCACAGTCCATTGATGAGACAAATCCTTTGTTCATACATGCAACACCATAGTCCATGCAATTCCAGAATTGTAGGTTCTCCAAACTCATGTCTGTGACTGGAGTTTCAGGGGACCGTACAAACGCACTAATGGGTAGTTTGTCATACATTGCACCATATTCTGGCAAGTATGTCTCAAAGTAAAAAGCACGCCCAGGTATGCTTTTAGCAGCAACCCAGACGCCCTCAACAAACTCCCCATGTCCATCTTGATGATCTCGTAAGTACTCCCTACGAACCCAAACTTTCTCTGCAGGAAGATTGCAAATTAAATTCATCCCCTACCTTGTCCTCTGTAACGTTTCTTTGCATTGTTGCGTGATGTAGCAGTATACTTAGTGTGCTTACCACGTCCTTGACGAGTACGCTTCGGACGAGACTCAATTGTGTCTGCTCCTGATAGTCCAACTCTGCTCTTTGCCATTGCCTTTTATCGTTTGACTCCTGTATTATAGCACATAACTGCTATGCTGCAAATACTGTCCATGATGCCTCTGCCATTAATGCTCCACCAGGTGCTAGGGTGTCGCCA